GTCACTGCCTACAGCACTCCTGCTGAAGGCACGGCGTCGACGGGCTATGCCAATCTCTTCACGTACACGTCTGGATTACCACTGTCACTTGGTGCGGGTCCATTCACATCCACAGGTGAGAAGGGTGACCACCTGGTGATGCTGGCTGAAGTGACCCCCTCCGCGAGCGGTGGTCTGACAGCCTCCGAAACGGTCACCATTGCCTGGGACGAGATCTAAATGCAGCAAGTACCCTTCGAGAAGACGGAAGCCCAACTCCCGGAGGGTACTGCCCAGGTGGCTACAAACGGTCAAACCAAGCTCATACTCATGCCAGACCTCGTGGCGGAAGGTGTGGAGCTTGGTCGACGCCGTGCGAACAAGCCAGCTGCAGACGGAACGCGGTACATGGCCGAGTGGGGGATTGTGAAATTCGCCGACGGCCTTCGAATCTATGTCGACGCTGACAATAACGTCATCGTCACGCGTCAGGAAATGTGGCCATGAGATACTTCTTGCTACTAGTGCTGATAGCAGTGTTATCGCTGTTCTCAACACTTGCCCGAACGCAAGAATTGCCGCCAGGCACCATTAAGTGGTTTGACACGTACAAGGAAATACGTGTCGGCAACGTAGGGGCTGTAATCTGGGCATACTGGTACGGTGTGGACAATTTCAACACATACGTACGGCGTCGAGTGATCGATGTCAATGCTGTCACAGCAGAGTCCAAGGCAAAGGCTATTGCCTGGGTACAAGGCAAGGGCCCTACAGTCGTCAACGATCCGACAGATCCGGCGATCTGGAACAGTCCAACCACACTTGCAGCACGCAACGCAATGGATGCGGCCATTGCGATTGAGCTGGCTGCAGGGACATATCCAAAGCCTGATTTCACGGCTCCTGGTGCAGAAATCTACAGGACCCCGTTAGCTGGCACTTTCACAGTGTATTCTGTGACTGGCGGCAAGCTTTCAGGGGTTGTAGCAGGTGCAAAAGCCTTGCCAAATGAATTATGTGATTGTATCGCTAACAGTGTGCTTAGCGGTACGTCACGCTTCTGCACAACACCATCGATTCAGTCCGCACGAGTCACTTACTGTGTGAAGGGTAAGTGATGGAACCACTATTCAGAATCGCGGTTGATCTGAACCTGAATGTCCCAGGACTTGGACAGGCAATGCTTGATGCGCTTCTGGGAATCAGAGCAACTCAGGCCAACATGGAACGACGAATCATGGCAACTCTCGAAGAAGTGCAAGCCGCCGCTGCTGCACAGAACCTCAAGATCGCTGAACTGGCCGCGCAGGTCGAAGAAGGCAACACCAAGACCGATGCACTGATCCTCGTGGCAACGACCACGAAGGACACGCTCGTCGCGGTGCAAGCTGAACTCGAAGCACTGAAGGCCAGCGGCGGTGTGGCCTCCGGTGCCCTGGACGGTGTGCTGAACACGCTGAATCAAGGCACGGCTGCTCTGCAGACCGCGATCGACTCGGCCAATGCACAAGATGCGCAGACCGATTCGGCCGCAGCCGCAGTTGCTCCGTAAGGAGTGGATGTAAAGCCCGCGTTCGCGGGCTTTACTGTAACTATACAAGCAGACTATCATGGCTATTACCACCCGCGACGAATGGTTTGATGCACTCGCTAACAACAGCGACCGCATCGTCATCGATAAAGCCTCACTTGCCAGTGCGGTGGCAGGTCAGATTTTCTGCTTATGGCGTGCTACTGGCCAGCCGGCCCAGGGCGCGATTCCGACCACGGCGGCTTTGTGTACAAAGGCCCTAACCGGCGCGATGGGTTTCAACAATCAGACGGACCCTGTCAAGAATTACCTGGGGTGGCTGTCGCTCACGGCTGGCACCAATGCCGTCGGCATCGAAGTGCACGACCGCATTGCACACCTCGGTGGTCTCGTTTTTAACGTCACCACGTCTCAGACGGTCACTGGATTGAACCTGACCGCTGGAGGTTTGAACCCGCCTGCGGCCCGGCTCGGTGATGCCAACTACTCCGACGGCCAGTGGTTCCTCGACGTCTATACAGACGGTGGTGCCACGGCGTCCAATGCCACGATCAACGTGACCTATAACGACGGTACGTCAGGCAACCTGACTGTCCTCGCTGTTGGTGGCACATTGCGCGCAGGTCGTCGTATCCCACTGACGCCGCAGATTCCGACTGCAGACCAAGGTAAGTTCATTCGCGGAATCAACAGCGTCATCCTCTCAGCCAGTACCGGTACGGCAGGCAACTTCGGGTTCACCTACACACGTCAACGCACTGGGGTTGGCCTGGATACCGCGTTCAAGACTGTGCCGTTCGATTGGGCGCAACTTGGCGCACCCCGCGTCGAGAACGATGCGTGCCTGGAACTCGTGATGACGTGCAGTACTACCAGTACTGGCACACTTCGTGGTCAAGGCAAGATTGCCCACGGTTAAGATCAACAAATGGCCGGCTCAACTGCACAACTTCTACAGTTCGCGGCAGACCCGAGCGTCGACAACTACGCAGTTTCCGTCACTTGGACGACGGGGGATTGGGCACACATAGCAGTCTGGGCCTCTGAAGCCGCGTGTACAGTAACGCTCGAGGATAACCTCAGCAACACATTTATATTCATCGGATCAGAGCGTGAAGCGGCGATCAATTGTCGGATTCACCATTTCTACGCTAATATTGCGACTGGTGGTGCGGCAACGATGACCGCTCGCTGGTTCTCCGACACAACACCGTTCGGAGCACTCGCTGTAGCAAATCGACAAATAGCGGTCAAGCGTCTTGCGGGTGTCAACGCGTACCAAGCGGGCGGCCAAGCCGACGTTCTGAGTTATAACCCTACAGACCCTGTCCTCGTAACGAACACGTCACAACCGGCATACTTGTCTATGGTCGGTGTGAACATGCAGTCTGGCACGTTCACCGCCGCGGCTGGTTGGACAGACGAAGGCTTTATTACTGGCAGTGGTGGTGGAGCCTCACTAGACGGACGAGTACAAGGTAAGTCCGTTAGCACAGTAGGTGTACAGTCTGGACAATTGGTAAACGCCTCGTCTGACCGTGGTGTGGCGGTGATGGCGATCTTCACCGAAACCATCCTTGCACCAACAGTAACCCGCCAACCGACGAACGCTACAGTCAAAGGTAGCCGAGCACTAGCCTTATCAGTCGTAGTTACCAATCCAGATACGTATCAGTGGTACGACAATAGTGGCGGAAGTTTTGCCGCGATCAGTGGTGAGGTAGGTGACTACCTGCTGTTCCAGGCCACTGCTGCGATGAACGGCCGACAGTTCTATGTCATAGCCACTAACGCAGGTGGAAGCGTGCAATCTGATACAGTCACTTTGACTGTTGAGGCAGCGCCTGTCCCGCTCATGCGCACGCCATACGAGCGCTTGCCGCGTGGTGGAGATGATGTATGGAATCGGCCTCAAGCTAGTGAGATACTTCAGACAGATGTATTTGGCAGCACGGCTGGCTCAACTGTTTCGATAACTACATCCATCAATACTGCGATTCAAGCTCCTCGCAGTACGTCGTTCAGTCTTGCATTAGCCATTCAACAGGCTCAATCTGCTGCGGCTTCCATCAATACAGCAATTGCTATCAATAATACTGCTACAACCAGTATTCAGATAGTTCTGCAGCAAGCTAAGACAGCCACTGCTAGTCTTAACACAGCTATTCGTCAAGATCGTACAGCCTCAATTGTAGAAGATCTGGCTATTCAGGTCTCAAGAACAGCCTCTCATCTGATAGACCTGGCTATTCGTCAGAATAGAACAGCCTCCACGTCTATCAATACAGTCATTCAGCGTGCGTTGAATGCTGTAGCGTCTATCGATACTACAATTCAACAGAGTTTTACAGTATCGACTCAAATCAGTTTAATGATTCAGGCGGTTACGTCTGCATCGTTCTCCATCAGTTTGCAAGTGCAAGTACCTGCTACACTCAGTGTGGCAATTGACATTGCCATTCTGCAAGCTAAAACAGCTGTGCCACAGATCGATGCAGCAGTTCAAACTGCGCGTAACTCCACTGCATCAATAAATACAGCCATTCGTACGGCTAATAATCTGAACGTTGCGGTCAATACTGGCATTCTGGTTAGTCGTAACACTTCTACAAGTGTTGAAACGGTTGTTCAACAAGCAAGAGCCGCTACAGCCAACCTTGAAGCGGCTATCAGAGCCAATCGCACTTCTACGGCCAGTATAGAGGCTGCCATACGTGCGGCAAGATCAGCTACAGCTTTGCTGAATGTGGCTGTGCAACAACGTAATACATCCAGTATTACAATAGATACTGCCATTCAGAGAGCTCTAAACGCACTTGCAAGTGTCGATACAGTTATTGCTGTATCACATACTCTATCTACTCAGATCAGTTTATTGGTTCAAGCGGCTACGAACGCTTCGTTCTCCATAAACTTACAGATCCAAATACCTAATTCAGTGTCAGCCGCACTGAATATGGCGATTTTACAACACAACACAGCTTCAATACCTGTGGATGTAGCCATTCAGTTGGCTAAGACTGCTCAAGCCAGTATAAACACGGCTGTTAGCCAGAATCGATCTGCGCTAACCTCGATAAACATACCTATCAGAGCCAGTTACACACTGCAAACGTCTATAGATATTGCGGCACAGGTCTCAAGATCGGCCCAAGCATCTATAAACACGGCTGTGGCATTGCTCAGAACCGCCTCTGTAAACCTGAACATGCAGATTCAGGCTGGATTCACACAATCTTCTCTGATAGATCTGGCAATCTCGCAGTTGAACAGTGCTATAACTAGCATAAACGCAGCGGTTCAAGTTGGTCGTCAGGCCTCTACAGTCTTAGATCTGGTTGTAGCATTACATAACCAGATGATATTCGATATAGACATGCTGATTCAAGCACGTAGATCAGTGCTCGCATCTGTTAGTCTATACGTGGATGATGGCTCTTCAATTGTACCAAGTCCAGAACGCACATTCATTGCAGCTACAGGCAATCGTACTACAGCTCGCGATAGACAAGGGCGAGTTGTGAATGCAGCCTATGGCCGTACTTACATCAAACCACGTAGGTGACACATGAGCTTCACTATCGAGCCTATCACAAACTTGCCAATGATTGTCAAAGATCCACAGAATGATCTTGACTACACGGTGTCATTCGTGGATTTCCTGGCTGAAACAGGCGACACAATTGGCAATATCGAAGTGACTTCTGAATCAGGGAATTGCACAATCCACGATCCGGTCACTTCAGCTGGTCGAGTGACAGCACGAATTTTTGGTGGAACATTGGGCCGAATCGAGCCCATCAAATACAAGATTCAAACGGCTATAGCGCCGATCAAGACTGCTGAAACGACAATCCTTGTCCACATCAAGCAGGAGTAGCTATGAGCCCGTTAGACCTCATTCGTTCACGTGACGGCAGTATGTCTTTGACAAAGCTGTCTGCCAGCACATTTCACGCCTTACTTGCAACTACGGTTGCATGGCTGACGTACAAGACTCAGCAGTTCAATGAGGCTATGTGGATGCTGTACTCCGCATTGGCAGTTGGACATGCCACGTACGACAAGACGATGGCGACGATCAAAGACTTCAAGGACAAGAAACTTGAAGCTAGTACTCCTGGGACCACGACCACCCAGGAGACTTTGACAACTACCAGGACGCCATGACTGTTCACTTCAAGCTCTATCCTAAGCAGCAGCGGGCATTAATGACTGCTGCTCAGGAGGTGCTGTATGGTGGAGCAGCAGGCTCTGGTAAGAGTTATATGATGAGAGTGTTAGCCATTATCCTCTGTATGGAAGTGGCTAACATGAAGGTTTTCCTGTTTCGACGGATGTACAAGGAATTGTACATCAACCATGTGTACTCACCAGATGGTTTTCTGGTGATGTTAAAGCCGTTCATTGATAACGGTGAAGTTACATTCAATAAGTCAGACGGGGTATTCAACTTCTACAACGGTGCTCAGATATATCTTTGCCATGCGCAGCATGAGAATGATATAAATGCGTACCTTGGTGCTGAAATACACTGTTTGCTGATTGATGAAGCTACTCAGTTCACTGAGAAGATGATTCGATTCATTCGTACACGTGTACGTCTGGGCGGATTGCCAATACCTGAGCGTTGGAAAAATCTACTGCCAAAGATCATATATGGCACGAATCCTGGTGGAGTAAGTCATGCTTACTTCAAGAGAGGTTTCGTATCACATGGTGAAGGGCATGTGTTCAAGGCACCAGTTCAAGATGGAGGTATGTCAAGAGAATACGTGCCAGCTAAGTCAGGCGAAAACATCGTCATGATGAGAAACGACTCCGCTTATGGAGATCGAATCATGGGTCTTGGTGACGACAGACTTGCCAGGGCTTACCTAGACGGTAATTGGGATTTGGAAGAAGGTGCAGCATTCTCAGATCTGTGGGATGCGAATGTCCACTGTATTAACTCTATTGTCATACCAAGAACTTGGAAGATTGATCGATCACATGATTATGGCTACTCCGCACCTGCTGCAACCATTTGGACAGCTGAGAGCGATGGTACTCGTGCTATAATCAATGATCGCCAAATAGTCATACCAAGAAAATCCATCGTAATTATCAGTGAGAAGTATTTTGCTGATAAAGAAGATAAAGGATTGAAGTTGATGCCTTTTGAGTTAGGTCAGCAAATGCATGACCATGAGGCTAACAACAATCTGAGAATGCGTACTGAAGCCGGTCCAGCAGATACCTCTATCTTTGACAAGGATAAAGGTATGGCCAGTATCCATGATGATTATGTGAAGAAGGGTATTCGATTTACTAAGGCTGATAAGAGACCTGGCAGTCGTGAACGAGGTTTTGTATTGACACGTCAAAGACTGAAGGCTGCTGCTACAAGAAATATGGAGCAGCCATGGTTATTAGTAATGAGAACCTGTGTTCATACAGTTTCACAGTTACCAGAATTACCAATTAGCCCTGAGAATCCACAAGACGTGGATTCTGGGTCAAATGATCATATCTATGACGCGGTGCGTTATAGGGCACTGAAGAGTCTACTTGTTGCCGGTTCGACCGGTGTGATTGGAACTTGAGGCAATCATGGCAAAGAATATAGATCAATTCGCCCATCCAGACTATCTCAAGTACATGACCGTGTACGAGAAGATTCGTGATTGCTTCAATGGTGAAGATGCCATCAAAGCCAAGGGCGTGAAGTACTTGCCACAACTGTCTGGTCAGCAACGACCTGACTATGACAATTACAAGTACCGTGCACTCTTCTTTCCAATCACTGGGAAGACTTGCACATCCATGGTGGGCATGGCTACAACCAAACCTCCCAAGACTACCTATCCAGATCTGATGAAGAGTTTCTTCATCGATACTGAAGCTAGCTACCAATTCACAGAGTTCTATGTCAGTATCTTCACTGAAGTAGTGCTCATGGGTCGTTACGGTGTGCTGATTGATGCACCTGAAGGTGCTGCTGATACCGACGCGACGGTCCAACCTACACTCTGCCCATATCTTGCCGAGAACATCATCAACTGGGACGAAGATGATCGTACTGGCAAACTCACAATGCTTTTGCTGCGTGAGTACGAGCGTGAAGAAATTCCCAATGACAAGTTCGGCACCAAGACTGTCATTCAGTATCGCCACTGTTTCTTAGATGCCGCAGGCGTATATACCGTAGAAGTGCTTGATGACGAACTAAATGTTATCAAGCCGCCTACACAACCAATGTTCAGTGGTCAGACTATTGATTACATACCATTCACGCCATATGGCGCGTCGGGTATTCACATCGATATCGACAAGCCACCAATGCAAGACATCTCCACCATCAACATCTCACACTATCTGACAAGTGCTGACTTGGAATGGGGGCGCCATATTGTCGGTCTGCCAACACCTGTGGTTTCAGGCGTTGACTCCAGTACTCAACTGAAGATCGGTGGTACTGCCGCATGGGTGCTGCCAGTTGTAGAAGCCAAAGCCTATTACATGGAGTTCTTAGGTCAAGGCCTTGGATCTCTTGAAAAGGCTATGACCGACAAGGTTGGTCTGATGGCCAGCATCTCTGCCAGACTGGTTGACAACTCAACGCGTGGTTCAGAAGCTGCTGAAACTGTGCGATTAAGATACATGAGTGAATCCGCTTCACTCATTCACATCATAGGTGCCGTTGAGAATGGCGCCAATATGATGTATAACATGCTCTCGAAACTCATGAAGGCTGGCGGTGAAGTCTCCGTCAAGTTTTCCAAGGAGATTCTGGGAGTTGGCATCACCTTCAAGGATCTGTCGGTGATGTTCGAAGCGTACCTCAATGGCTCCATCAGTAAGGAGACACTGTTGTACAACCTCCGTCGTCTGGATGCAATTGATCCAGAACGTACGGATGCACAGGAACTGGCGTCCATGAAGGAACCACCTCCATTGCCAGATCCTAACAAGAAACCTGCTGCCACCCCGGCGCCTGCCGCGCCATAAACTGAAGGACGAGAATCATGGGTCTGAAATTCAAAATTGCCACGCTTGCTGAAATTCCAGAAGCGATTCGAGGCATGTACAAGCAAGAGGGCAATGAGTTTGTCCTCGATGTGGAAGGCGCAGTCGACAAGACCAGAGTCGATGAATTCCGCAACAACAACATCCTGCTGCAGCAGCAACTGGACAAACTGAAGGACGTGGACCCAGTCAAGTATCGTGAACTGATGGACCTCGATCGCAAGGTCAAGGAGAAGGAACTGATCGAAGCAGGCAAGGTCGATGAAGTGGTCAATCTGCGTGTGGAGAACATGCGCACTGAACTGAATGGCCAACTCACAGAAACCACCACAGCTTTGCAAGCAGCCAATGCTCAACTCTCGGTGTTGATGATCGATCGCCAAGTGCAAGCTGAAGCAGTCAAGCTGGGCATTCTGCCGACGGCCATGGACGACATCCTGCTGCGTGCACGTGCGGTGTACAGCATGGACAAGGGTCAACCAGTGCCGAAGGTCGATGGCAAGGTGCTGTATGGCAAGGACGGTTCGACACCCATGCCCATGAACGAATGGGTGCTTGGGCTCAAGAAGACTGCACCTC